GCCGCTCCGCCTTGTTCTGGAGTTGGCTGCGAGGCAGGTACGGGGGCCGCACCTGCTGCTGGAGTTCCTGGTGCTCCTGGCATCATTGCCATATCTGGAGCTGCTGGTTGTTCTTTAGGTGCAAATGCTTTGCCGATTACGTTCTCCAACTGGAGACCCTTTTGACGGCCTTGGATAACTTCTGCAATACGGGAAATGATTTGGCTTGGATCTTGACCTTGCGCTGCCAACGCTGGAATGGCCTGAGCATACTGAGCAACAGCCACCCGCAGAGAATCGCGCATTTCTTCGATATCAACACGTTGTTCCTCCTGCGTCACATTAAGCTCCATTGGAATCTCACGACGTACATAGTCACGAGATACGAGCTTGTCTGAACGCATTTGTAGTAAAGCAATGATGGCGCGGTTAGGATCCATACCAGACATAATGCCGTAACGAACATCTACGCCATAGTTGCCTGCGATCTGTCGTGATGGAATGTACTTCATATTGAATGGAGTACCGTCATCTACGCCCTTGATTTCCTTGGTCATATCGCCAAAGACTTTTTCATCTACTTCAAAACACATAGCCACAAGGTCTGTGAACAAGCGAGCAAACTGTGCCTGTGCTGCCTTGATCTGTGTGTCAAATCCTGCTTGTAGTGCTTGTACACCACGGCCTGTAACGATAGATGCGTCAATGTTACCTGAGCGAGTCTCTGGGTAACGAGCACCTGTACGTAGTTCGCGCTCTAGTACACCAGACTCGGTGAAGACTCCGTTAGGAAGTTCTAGTGGAACGCGGCGGATACCTTGAGGATTTGCAGAACGCATAATCGCATCAGGTCCCAATGCCAACTCTTGCACATCCTGTGGAATAGCAATAGGTGCTTGGATAGATTTCTCTGCTGCTTGGATCTGCAATACTGCAAATCGAGCACGAGCTAACTGAACTGATAGAACATCATCAAACTGTCCACGTGCTTCGCCATCAATAGATGAACGCATAGCAACACCAGCTAAGCATCTGCCTACTGGGTTAGGAATGTTTGCAAGTACTAGGTTCTTGCGCTCTGGAATAAAGATTAAGTCTTGGTCTTTGTCGTGGTAGCGAACCAAAGATACATACGGTGAACCTGGTGCATACACATTGCGTGGCATAATCTGGTCATAAAACTCTGGGTACTGCATAGCCAAAGTCTCAGCATCAGTTGCTAGGACTTGGGTGATGGAGAGGGTACGACCAAATCTATCAATTTCAGGATAAGTACCAAAAGGATTAAGAAGACGTATTCTCGGATTATTGGTTTCATAGTCCATCTCAATTATCGCTGGCAACATACCGTAGGTGTTAAACCAGTCAGCACCTGTGTACATCTGGATCTGTAGTTCAGAAGATGCCACGTAGTAGTTAGCGATACGTGTACGAGTATCTGCAGCTTTACGCTGTGAGTCAGAAACCATATTGGTAGCAGCGCAGTTAAAGGATGGCAGTGGAGACATTACCTCTGCCAAGTCACGTGCTGCTACATCTACAAAGTTAGCAACGAGAGGCTTTGGGTATTCCTCAGAAAACATTGCAGGGTACACCTTGGAGATGTCACCCTGACGTACAGAAAGCACGTCACGCATTCTTTGGTCACGTGCAGCGTAGCGTGTTTGTAGACGTGCTACTTTGGCTGCAACCTCTTTAGTTGATAACAATGGGGTTCCTTACTTCTTGTATACGTCGTTGCCGTATTTCTTCTTGAGAATCTTTAGCATTGCTGCATCTTGTGGAGTCATTTTTGGTACTAACTTCTTAACATCAAAAGTCTTTGCAACTGATCCTTTTGCTACTGGCTTCTTCATTGCTCCTGGCATTGTTATCTCCTTAGATGAATGTACGTTCTTGCTCTGCGAGTAGTTCGTCAATGTTGACGACCATTCGCTTGCCCTTCTCATAACGAGATAGGAAAGGGTTTTTCATATGATGCGTAGCGTGGATACCTTGGTTGAGCATCTCACGTGCGCGGATCTCACAGAACCAAAGAGCCATTACCATATCGGTCTTACCCTTAGTTGTTGGCGACCAGGTAATTAGTTGCTCAATGAGCGCCTTAATGTTTTCAGTTTGGTCAGAAGGTAAATGAATAAGGTTGTCTCTGTGGTGTTTACCATCGTGCTGCTTGGTCCCGAACAAAGTTGACATTGATGCAACGCCAAAGCCTGAGTCCCACTTGTTGTTTCCAGTATGGTGTTCCCGCAGTAACACTCCTCGAGAGGCCAAGTTTGCACGGATACCTTCATCCTGAGTTAAGAAAGACTGAAATGCGTTTTTCTCTACAATCCATTCACTAGGACTATAGAGGCTAGTCCAGTCAAAGATTAGTTGACGGATCGCAGCAGGCGTTGGGCGAGTAATTTTAATAGCGTCAACGATATAGCGTTTATGAGTAACCCGATCAATAGCGTAACAAACGGCGGCTGTATCACCAACCATAGCGGGATCAAGACCACAAATAAAACTAAAGCCGTTCGTATCGCGTGGATGACCAGGGTGGCCAGGAACCAACCTACCTGCTTTACGCATTCCATCAATAGAACCTCTCACACATACTGGGTCAAAGATAGCATCATCTGAAATATCTTGTTGCTGGTAGACCAGCGCCCAAGTAGATGCGTCCATAGCTTGACGTTCGTTGTAGAGGTTACGACCATTCCAACGTGGGTATAGTCCATCCTCATTAAGATCTGATTCTTCTTGCCCATCAAAGGGAGCATCCGATGCTGGCCAGAGGGTAACCCATTTGTCAGGGTCCTCATCTGTTTCAAGCAATGCTGGCATAGCTAAATACTTCCAAGGAACTAAGCCACCTGGGTAGCGGTCTGGGTTACGCAGCTCTCGGTAGAGGTCTACGGCTGCCACACGAGTTCCAATGATAATCAATTTACCAGTAGGGTTAAGACGAGAACGTACGTCCTGGGTCAACCACTTGATCTGGCGTTCAAACTCATTGGCGTTCTTAAGAGTAACCGCGTCATCTACAATAATCATATCGGCACGTTTACCGTAGATCTGACCACCGATACCAACAGCCTCAATGTTCGGGTCCTTTTCGCTGGACTCACGAAGCTCGTCACCAAAGGTGATACGGGTAGCCTGCCAGGAGGCAGACTTAGAGTTAAACCCTACGCCAGCAGCATAAGCATTTTGAAGGTTCTCATACATTGGGTGAGTCAAACGCTGCTTGATGGCGTAGAGAAAGTCAGCAGCTAATTGCTGCGTTTGGGAAACGATCAGTACACGAAAGTTAGGATTACGGGCAACCTGCCAGGTTACATAGTCCACCGTGATTGTGATGGACTTGGCGTGGTTGGGCGGGATGTTAATAAGGATACGGTTGTTAGCCAGACCCTGCTCGAACTTCATCGATGGGTGTAGCCAAGAGATCTCGTTACCCTCGATCATATCCACTAGGTTTTGCTGGTGAGCAAAGGTCTTAGAGTTTAGAAAGCGTTGGCGGAACTCGGCAAAGGAAATGTCGTGGACATCGCCAGAGGCAAAGGATTTGTCCTTGAGACCTAGGCGGGTTCGGTCAATCTTGTCTGTAAAGATCTTGTCAGTACGTCGGTAGTACTCATATGTCTTCATAGATTTGCCAGCCGATAGGCAGGCTTGTTCAATGGTCATACCCTCAGCTACACATCCTAAGATGATTCGCTTTGCTATATCTGCTGAGTTCTCAGCCATTGGATTCCTATTCTTGTTGGTGTCCCTTGAAGGATTTGAACCTCCAGCCTTCGGCTTCGTAAACCGACGCTCTATCCGTTGAGCCAAAGAGACATTGGATATAGATATACTACACCCGATTAAAAGTCGTGCTCTGCACGACATCAGTTACGGTAACTCCCGAGCAAGCTACAGCGTAGCGAGGGGTAAGTCAGGGCTCGTCCTAGGGACTCGCGTAGGGTAACCGTAGCGAGACTGTACGGGGCTATCACAATTACCGCCCCTACTGTATATAAGGCAGGAATAAAAAGTCATTTCCTGCCTATGGTATAAAGTATTTTCATATTGTGACTAACGTCACTACAAAATCGGTACAAAATAGGACATTAATAAGTGATCTGGTTCACTTTAGGAAATATATCTGAGTTGGGTACATACTATACACCAGAGCAAAGTTTAACACCTAGGGGTCTTCTCGCCGTAACCGCAGCAGCTTCGCTGCTGAGCTGCGCTGCTTCAGCTGTACCGTACCGTATAGCTTCTCCCGCTGGGTCGGCTACAGCTGCGGCGGGATATTCCTACCAGCTGCGGGATATTCCTACAGCTGAGACAGCTGGCAGATATGTAATATATTCTCTACCGATATTAAT